ACAATGCCGTTCCTCCGGGATTCCGCTGCGCTCCACCCGGAGAACAGGCTCCGTTAGGTGGACCCTCCGGGCGGGATTTAGCTGCAATGAAATTAGCTGCAATGGGAATAGCTGCAATGAACGAAATGAACAAATCGTGAAAATAGCTGCAATACTGCTCATCGCAATTTCTATTGCTGGTGCTGATTCAATACCACGCATTAAAGACTCCATCCCGAAAGACTCTGTACGCAATCCCAAGATGTTATTAGTACTGTTAGGTTTGAGAACATTCCACATAGAATAGCAATTACTATTTTGCTGATCTTTTTTGTATCTTCCATTTATAAACCCCGTGTAGGTTAATTATTGTAAAGACTATATACATGAAAACCTGAGGGTAATTAACTTGAATCACTAATCCATAATACACCCATAATACGTTGGCGACCATATAAAAAAACATGCCGTAGAAATTTTTGTAATTTATGAGTAAACTACCACATACTGCAATCACAGCTGTAATCCAGCCGAGTACTTGTTGATTCATGTGAAGAAGATACTATATAATGTGGCATGGGTCAACTTTTTTGTTGATATTTTAGGAAGTCTCTAGTATCTTAGCCATATGAATACAAAACTAATACTTGTCAGAGGTGCTTCAGGGTCAGGTAAGTCAACCTATGCACGTAAGCTCGCTGAGGAAATTGGCGCTGAGGTGTATGAGGCGGATTATTACTTCCTTGTGAACGGAGAATACGTCTTCGATCCGAAGAAGCTCGGATGGGCTCACAAGTCGAACCAGGATAGAACTCGCAAGAGTCTCGAAGAAGGTAAGACTGTGATTGTGGCAAACACCCTCACGACTTCTCGCGAAATTCGAGACTATACTTCAATCGCCGAATCGCTTGGTATTCCGGTTGAAGTGTATCGCTCGAACGCAACATTCGGCAACGTACACGGGGTGCCTGATGAGAAGGTTGCGCAGATGAGAGCTAGAATGGTTGATTACCCTGGGGAAGTCATCATCAACTCTTAATCGCAGTTAGACAACCACGAAATGATACGCAGATACTTCTCATAGTATCTGCGTTTTTCGTTTATGCATGATGCCTTCAATATGTACGCCCACTTCGCACCGTTTTCTACCTTAGCTCTACAAAGTAGACATACTGGTAATTGCTTACATTCTACTTCAATCTTATGATAGAAATCTATTTTGTTATTACACAAGCAACATTCGTCGCCAAATAGCTTCTTCATTCTTACTAGGTTTTTATCCACGGGGTTTAGCAACTTATCAACGAGATCCTGCAAGTGAGAGAAAAACCCCATGATGAACCCCTTTTTTATTCGCTCATATTGCTGATATTTATTTAATTGTAGACATATTTGTATTTTTAATTTTCTTCCAAATCGAATATAGTGTAGTTGATATTTGCTGCCTTGCGTCGTCCGTGAGCACATCGTTATAGTATGTGTGGAAATCTTTTTCTGGGATCTTCCCTATTTTTTCAAACATTTCTTCCATGAAAGGTCCGAAGTCGTAGCCTGATACTTCATTAGCGAAAGTAGTATTTTCCTTTAAGTAAATTAACACTTCATGTAAAAAAGAATTTATTTCAAGTGTATTATTTGAATACCCGAAGTTATATCCTTCTATATTATGGTCTGGATTATTTGGTTGTATCCCGTATCCGTCTTTTTTAAATTCACCATTTATGTCTTGATAGAAGTGATTTAATTCATGTGCGATTCCGGTGTAGTCTCTACCATATAGTGTTCCAGTCTTTCTAATTCTATCTGGTATTTGAATTAATGGGTATTTGAGTCCAGACCTATCAGTTACATGGTAATAGAAATCATTGCTATTGACATATCCAATTCTCAAATCTTTCAACTCAGCCGGGGTTTCCATGTTGAGTTTAGATAGAACATCGCCTAACTTGAAAATATCACCGTCTGCTATTTTAGTTCCGCTATTGTATGCTGAAATTATTGCATTCAGTATTAGTTTAGAATTGACTTGTAGTTTATCCGCATACTTTTCATTCAATACTCCAGTATTGGATTTACTCTCAGATTCATAAACAATTCCACGGTATATCAATTTCATGTGGATATTTAGTGTTTACCTTATGCTAATCGGCTAACGTACCTCTAAATATACTAACGAGGTAATCATGGCGATCATAACTTTAGGTGGAGTTGAATACATAACAGAAGCGATAGAAGATGAATCTATACCAGCTCATGATTATGATAGTGTGATAAATGTGTCTGAAGCGCAAGATCCAGATGAATGGTTTGGGCGCGTACAATCTGAATGGCCTAATCTGCCAGATGAGATTAAGCATAAGGTTATTGATAGCACTGGCGCATATGTCGGACAGTTGAATAGTCAAGTAAATGCACCAGCTCCTGCCGCACCTCCAGCACCTGGAACAACGCCGAGTCTAGAATCAGACCCTAATGACGTACAGAATGATCCAAATGCAACAGTTACAGAAGCTCCATTAGATGAAGCGGTAAAGGATTCTGCGGGTAATGAAGTATATGATTTCACCGAAGGTAAGCAGCACGCCAAAGCCCTTGACAATGCAGCACTAGAGCATGTAAGAAAAGATCTTATTGATGTCATTAAGATTCAAGAAAAGTCTCACAGTGCAGGTCACAATACACCAAAGCTCGGATATTATTGGGACGAATACTGGACTGTTATTGATGAAATTGCCCGTAGAATGAAGGCTGGTCAGCAATTCAATCTAGAGCCATGGTCGCTAGATGGTGGTAGACAGGTTGATGATAAGATACAGGAACTAGGAGAATAAAAAGAAAAGACCTCGAAAGAGGTCTTTTTGTTAGCTCAAATCTCTTATGTCTTTTTCTGTTGCTAGGAACTCTCGCTTAAAAACAGTAGGTCCTAATTGTTCTAGCATACACTTAGCCCATTCAACATCTCGACCTTGTACATCTTTCCAAGTCACTACCTGCCTTGGTAGACGTAATCCAATTTCATTTTCTAGGTCGAAAATGTGAACAATTGGTTTTTCTGGTAAATTAACCGCTATCTCAATATCGTGAGGTAGTCTCATTTCATAGTTATAGAAAATGTAGTCGTATTCTGTATGTGCTCTTATTTTATTAGAAATTAGTATTGAGCTACCGTTAATACATTGGCATAGTATAGTGTCACTTTGTTTAAAGAATTTAAACTCATATGGTATTAGGTTTTTAATTTTTGCTATTATCTCATATAGTTCATTTTGATGATGTCTAATATGCTCAAACTTAGTTCCTATTAGTATTTTAGTCCCTGGGTAAAATATTGCTTTCCATATTGAACTTGCATATATTGAATAATTTTTACCAGTCTGTCTAGCCCATGTGTGAATATAATGCTCGTCTAATAGAGCTAAGGATTTTATTTGATAATCCCTAAGTTGAACACCTAATACTTCACGGATAAACTTTACCGGATTCTTTCGGTATATTCGAAAAGTCTGATCATCCATTTGCATTAGTTTCCTCTACATTTGGTTTCCTAGTGTAGACTGACACTTCAACATCCTTGATTTCAGCTTCGAACTCAAATTCTTCGTATATTTTTTTCAATTTATTCATAGAGATGTCACTAGCTGGAATCTCTGAAGTTTCTGTGGCGAGTGGTATTAGCTGTAAGGTGTCTCCGTTCATATCGGCTGAACGAGAAATCAAACTCAATAGTTGACTAAAGTAGCCTTTATTCCGATACTCTGGATAAATTGCAATTAGGTTAATGAAAACTAAATGCTCGTCATAGTATTCTACTTGTATTCGACCTATGACATTACCTTCAGCGTCATATATCAATCTATGGTTAATCCAAATGCCTTCAAGCGAGGCCATGTTAATCAATACATCAAGGAATTTCTTCATTGTGTTCTCTCGATAGAGGAGTCGTGTCTACTGTAATTGTAGCAAGCTGAGCCAGCATTTATCGGCCTTTTTCTAAATAGAAATGCTAAAGGAGCACGATAATGGCTAAAAAGAAAATTGAAATAAGTAAGAGAAAAATTAAGAAATATGGTTGGAAAGTTGGTTTGCCTGATCATAGAGATCTATTATTTCAGGTGCCTCATATTGTTCCTGGTAGTTTACCTGCAGTTGTTGATTTGCGACCACATTGCCCTCCTGTATTAGATCAGGGTGAATTAGGTAGCTGCACTGCAAATTCGATTGCTAATGCTTACTACTTCGATGAACTCAAGCAAAAAGAAGCATCTGCGTTTGCACCTTCTAGATTATTCATTTATTACAATGAAAGAGTAATTGAAGGGGATGTTAAGTACGATAATGGAGCCCAGATCAGAGATGGATTTAAGACCATTGCTTCTCAAGGTGTAGCACCTGAAACTCTATGGCCTTATAACATTGCAAAGTTTGCGAAGAAGCCATCTACTTCAGTGTATTCTGCGGCGTTGAAGCATAAGGCTATTTCCTATCAGTCATTAACCCAGGACCTAAACAGTCTTAAGGGTTGTTTGGCTTCAGGTGTTCCTTTCGTATTCGGTTTCACTGTATATGAAAGTTTCGAATCTGACGCAGTGGCTAAAACTGGAATAGTGCCAATGCCCGCTAAGACTGAAAAGGTTTTGGGTGGTCACGCTGTTCTATGTGTTGGCTATGACGATGCAACTCAGAGATTCCTAGTTATGAATTCATGGGGTACTTCATGGGGTCAGGCTGGATTCTTCACGATACCGTATGCATATCTGACTAATACGTCACTAGCTAGTGACTTCTGGGTGGTAAAAACAGTGTCATAATAAAAAAGGGGGTCTTAGACCCCCTTTTCATTACCTCGCTGCTACTCTTCCGTATCTTCGATCTTTAGATGCTAAATCATTAAGCTGATTCTGCAAACCCTTGAATAGTGGTCCATATTTACTATCAATGGTATCCTTCAATTCAATATAGTCTTCTGCATCATTTGGATTCTTTTCGATTTGCTCTTCAACAATAGAAACTAATGCAAATGCAATCTCAATGAATATCTGCGCTTCTTTAGAATACTCGCCTCTAGCAGCCTTCAATAGATTGTTATACTGCTGTTCTAGTGTTGCTCTAATTGCAGAATGAGGTGAAGATGTAATCATATCTTCAACACTCTCCATTAATGCATATTCATCAATATCAATTAGATCGTTTGCAACTCTCATCCACTGGCTAGCTTCTTCATAAGTCTTATTCATTGAAGATTCTAATTTACCTAAAGTCCAATCATATAGCAATTCTAGTGCGGTATATAGATCTGCAGGTTGTGGATTCTGATGGAAAATAGCTAAGAAAATTTCTCTAAACTTCTCAATATAAGGAGCCATCTTTTCACGACGACCTCTCAATTTATCATTAGCTGCGATGTTTTCTTGCTTTTCTTTTTCGAATTGAATATCTTTAACCGACCCCTTAGGGAGCTGCTGACCATTCTTATCCATAATAGGCTTACCGAAATCGTCGTACTCGGCACTGAACTCGTCTTCGTCTTCACCTGGGTCAAAAATATCTAAATCCATACGACTTATTTAGAACGGCATCCAACTAAATATCTAATATGAAAATTCTAATAGGGGACTATATCTACGAGAGTCAGGGGATTCCGTTTACGAATGAAGATGTTATCGAATTACTAGAATCACATAATGTCAATTCATTAGATAAGTTGAATTCCCTATTGGAAGCAATTCAGAATAAAAATGAATTAGAAGATAATACTGAAGAAGAGGATATTACTCCTGATTTGGAAGCTACTCCTGAGGAAGAGGAAGTAGAAAACAAAATGGCTGCAGATCAGCAAGGGAAATCGAAACCTGAAGCTACTCCAGAAACTGCACCATCTGAAACCCCTCTAGAGGAGCCTACTGAAGAGCCTATTGAACCTGCGAAGGAAGAACCTACTCCTGAAGCTAAACCTAGCCAGAAGACCGCTAAGGAGCCTACCAAACCATTAACTCCACCTAAGGATCCACCTGCTATTGAGCCGAAGGAATCTTTACCACCTAGCGTTGAAAAGAACCCAATCGATTGGTTACCTAGTAAGAAACTAAGTACACTATATAACAATTTCATAGATTTCTTCGACGGTGAGAAGTCTTTAAGGTCGGCGGGAACTGTTATTGGACTTGAAGCTCCAGGTCTTAAACAAGATTCGAAGTATCTCCAGTGTGATATTACAGCATTCGTCCAGGGTACTGAATCAGATCCGTATTCTACCTGGATTAAGTTGAGAAGACAAAGAAATACTCAGAACTGGTCATTCAATAATCCTTGTGAAGTTAGATGTAATTGCAAAAGTTTCATTTACTATGTCAGTAATGCGAATGTCCGCAACAAAAGTTTAGCAGGGACTCCAATAACCGGAAAAAAATATATAGACGATAAAGGAATTACTCGCACTATTAATTTTATGTTACCTGCGCCAAAAAATAATCCAGCTGCAATACCAGCATTATGTAAGCACTTAGCATTGGTATCTAAAAAATTATTAGATGAAGGTATGATAACCGAAGACTAGTTATTACATGAGATATAATTATCTAAAATTTCATCAATTTTAGATAATTCATTATATTTTATTGTTAGCATTGGTATATTATTGTTAAAGCAATATTCTTTTTTGATTCTATCATTCTCATTATATCTTTTTAATCTAGACAACCCTCCAAAATATTTAACTTCTTTATAGTGTTGAATTCCATTAAATTCGACAATTAAAATTTTATTTTCTATTATTATTGCGAAGTCAAAATATAATCTACCATAATTTCTACATTCCTGTTTCGAGTATTGTGGGATGAATTTAATATTATTATTTGTTAAATAATTACGAATAGCAACTTCGCCTTTAGATTCTTTACACCGGGGGCATCCGACTCCTCGAATGTGATGACTTGGTAACTGATAGAAAAAATCATTATGTTTTTTACATAAAATTTTAACTCTTACGTGACAGCCAATATATTCAACTTCAGAATAATCATACTTACCCCCATGTACCAACTCTGATTTACTTACAAAATCAATTAACGACATTCTATACTTAATTGAATGCTCTTCTTTTACACACGAGGGGCATTTAGTTTTTAAAATACTTTGAGGTAGAATAGTGAAGTCTCCATGCTTATTACATGTTATTGTTATTAGCTCTCTACATCCAATATAATTTACCTTACTGTATTCATATGCGTCTCCGTGTTTAGTTTTTAATAGCTCTACAAATTCTTCGTTATTGTATTTTTTGCTTTCTGATGTTTTTATTATTCCGCATTTTTTACATCCTTTACCATTCAAATGATCATATGGAGCCATTTGAAAAATATTATTATGGGTCAAGCATTTAATTTTCACTTTTTCTGTTGCTTTTATGTAACTAGTTTCTGTATAATCATACAGCTCGCCGTGTATATTCTTAGCTTTTTTTATGAACTCTTCTGTTGTTTTTCTCTTACTCATGTGTTTATTTATGCTCTTTGATAACTACACTGCAAATGTTTTTCAGATGGATGATCGATAATGGAATGATCACTGAAGATTAAGTTTTCATATTGAAACACAATATTGTTGTTTCTATATTCCATATTAATTGGCACGATGTTTGTTAAAATAACATTATCGAAAGGAGACATTAACCATGTCTAGACTATTAAAGGCAAGTGCAACGGAAACTAAAGAAGGGACTATTCTCGAAGTAGAAATCCCTGGATACTCTAAAGAAGATGTTAGTGTTGAAGTTCAACCATATAAGTATTCTATTTTAGATCTATATGGTTTTGCTGGGATCGGTGATATTATAAAGAAGAGATTATCTATTGTTGCTAAGAATGATAGTCGTGGTGTTAGTTCATTAAATCTAGATCTCGTTGAAGATTTTATTGATTTGGATGAAATTGAGGCTTCTGTTTCAAATGGAATTTTAACGGTTATCATTCCATTTAAGAAGAAACATAAGGCTAGAATTATTCCAGTCAGCTAACATTTGTGACGTAGTGTGGTTCGAATGCTGCGTAGTATTCGTATGGGAAATTCTTCGCAGCGCTCCTACCATATAATTCCATTCTAGCTCGATCATATGATTTAGCTGCTATCAACGGGTCGGAGAATCTTCCGACCTTTTTGCATCTACCATTTACATATACATTTGCGACATACTTCTTATTCCCTATTTCATTTGGTAGATATAGAACGCCGTAATATCCAGTTGACGGCTTTTTTCTATTTCTAGTCTGCGAAACTTTGGTGAAGAATATATTACTCCTCATGTAATTATATGGGTTTCCGTCTCTGAAGTTCATAAATCCGAATTTCTTTTTATCAAATAATAATTCGACTAATGTAGTATGGTTAACTGCATTGTTCCTGTAATAAACTAATGGCAATGCACCTCTATGTATTTTGATTCTATAACAATCATATTTATTTTTTAATAACTCGAATACTTTATCTTTATTATCTTTATCTATAATACAAACCCGAGCTTGATTCTTTTTATACCTAACAAGGAAACAAACCTTTGAATCTGTTTCAGATATTATTCTAGTTTCGAATCTTGTCTTTCTTTTAATTCTGCCAATCTTTGCATCATTTACATGATCTCTAGCTCTGTCTCTGAATTCGTCGTTTTCAAAAATATCTTCCATATATCCAGGAAAACCCTTAGCTCCATGTAATAGATTCAACCTCGGGAAATACTTAATATTCTTTTCACAGTATTTTTGGGCTGAATCCAGCTCAGTATCTT